CCTGATTAATCGCTGCGCTGTGCCGGTAACTACTCCATTGCCGCCGGATGTCCACCACTCACCGGCAGCCCAGCCCGCTGCATCGTAATCATAGATTGTTTTATCGCCCGAAACCGTTGTAGATATTAATTGCCCAATTTCGTAGAAATTTATATTGTGAATTAAATTGGAAGGGTTCTTATAGTTGAAGGTTTCTTTTACAACAGCAAGGGGACGATCTAAGGAATAACTTAACCCGGCTTCGGGGTAGCTTTCTTCTTCAAATCCAAACTCATATTCGGCACCTATCGTTGAAGCGCTTTCATAAACAAAATCCGCATCGTAAGTCCTGAATGATACAGTATTGCTTATCTTCAATTCATCCCACCTCATTATATTCCAAAAACCTTCTGCCTGGAATAATGTAAACTTAAACCTGGAAAGTATTTTTTCAACAACCGAATAGCAACTTTCAAAATCCTTTGAGTTCTTAAACGTAGTAGGCTGTAAGTAAAGGTTATCTAAGAGCCTTGCATTGGGAGCGTCATCTGCTTGCAAATCACCATAAATCCTATATTTCAAAGACAGATTTGCGTTTTTAATGCAAAGATGTAGAAGGTCACTAACCTTTATTTTATCGTCAAGATTAACCGGGTCAACAATCGTTATATCTGCGCTCGTTGTGCCTACAAGCGTACCGTCAAGATTGGTTTCAAAAACAATGTACGTCCGATCAATTCCGAGAACGCTTGTAAGCCACCATGTTTTTAGTTCGTAAGTTCCATCAAGTACTGTACCGCCGCCGATTGTAATGTATTGACCATTTTTTAATGTCGTAACATGAACGCCATTAATCCTTATTTGCGAAGGATCAATTTGTTCAATCGTGTAGGTAGTTGTAGTTTGCTCACCATTCTTTATAGCACAGTCAAGCAGGGTTACATTTTTTAATAACCCTAAATTATCTGTTGCTTTTAAGTTTATTTCATGCGTAAAATCAACAATTAATTCGCTGTAATCATCTTGTACAAGGTAGCCGGTAAACTTCATGCTACCACCTACCTTAAATTCTACTTTGAAAAAATCATCTTCATCTGAAGTGAAATCAGCAATGGATAAAGAGGTTCCATCGCTTACGATATTAATGTCCAAAGAGCAGCCTTTTATTGGTGCCTGGGCATCATCTTTCTCCCAGGTTTGAATAACAGGAGTACCGGCAAGGGTAATGTCAATAGCTGTGCCGGAATAATCTTTTGCATAAATTAAAAGTGAGCATGAAAGCCCTAAGTTGCTCGTAAATGATGATTGCCATTTTAAACCCATTATCCAATTCTGTTTAATGACCGGTTTGCCCGGTCGAAGATTACAACTAAATCGCTGCCCCTTGCAACTATGTTGCCCGTTACCTCTATACTCCCGGCACCACTAATGTCACTTTTTAAAGCATAATTAGGTACTACTCCGCTACCTGTAGGAAGATTTACCAATTCGGGACCACGCTCGCCAACTAAGGCAAGTCCGCCCCGAAAATAGTCAACGCCATCCGCAAACTTAGGAACGCTTATACGGGCAGCAATCCCTTTAATTACTGCACCCAATGCAATTAATCCAAGCGAAGCACCTATGCCAGCGGATGATCCAAATAAGTCTTTTAATTTTTTTATTAAAAATTGAACGAGCAAAGTTTCCTTCCCTAATTGCTGAACCATCGTACCTAAAGAGTTTAAGATGCCTTTAAAAAAGCCGCCAAAGGCGTTACCAACATTACCAAACGATGCTATTGAAGTGAGCATATCTCCGAAACCATCTACAATTGTTTGTGAAAGTGAACTGAATATAGACGTAATTCCCTCGTTCAACTCCTGCGCCCTTAATGCTTTCAAGAAGGCATCTGTATCTATCGGCTTAAATTCAAATGTAGGTAAAACCGGTATGGTAACATCAACCGGCCTGCTAATTGATGTCTTCAACAACTCCTTTATTTGATTTTCTAAACTATTTGCGCCCGGAATTTTAAACCCTTTTATATTCTGCATCTTACCACCATACAAGAGTTTGTTAATGATGGCATCATCCGGTGGAACATTGAACTCTTTTAGTATTTTCTCCGCCGATTGTTGAATTGCTTTTATTTTATTTTCAACTTCAGACGTACCAAAAACCAATGACTTAGAATTTAAAAAATCAATTTCTTTGGCTAAATCTGATAATACATCCGATATTGAACCTACTTTCTTTTTATTTTTTTTATCATCAAATATATCTTCATTTCCGTTGTTACTAATTTTAATTCCCTTAGACAGTTCCGTTATGTCGCTCATCAGCAACTTTATCTCCTCTTCCACCGCCGCTATTTCTTTTTCCTTTTTTAAACGAGCCAAAGTGTTTTCCAGCAACAATTTTGCAGCAGCACCTTGCCCCCCCTGAAGGGAATCTGCCTTTCTTATTAATTCTTCCATCCCCTGCTGTATGTTGTATGCTATTCTTTCCCTTCCAACTAATGTTTTGTTTTGCAACGCAAGCAGTTTAGTTATTTCTCCCTCAAGTTGAGCCTGCTTTATTTTAACAGCAACAACTGTCTTTATATTTTCAAGATAAGTCCTATAAGCCGCATCTAAATCATTAACAGCGTTACCTTCTAATTTTAATTGATTAAAAATTTCAGGGTTAATCTGTTTTAATTCTTTTAGCGCAGCTAATTTTCTCTCCCTTGTTTCTGCTTCGTTTTTTAATACTGCAATTAACGATATTACTCTTGTTTCTTCTTGCGCAATACTTTCGTTAATTGCTTTTAAACTGTCTTTGCTCTCATCTGCTTTTTTCTTTGCCGCATCCAACCCCCGTGTCCAAGCTGTAAATCCAATTTGTGCAAATGTCATTACTGCTGTTAACGCTGATAACGCTAAACCTAATCCACCTGCACCCATCAATGAACTGCCCAATGCCTTTAATGCCCCACCCGTGCTGCCTGATTCCGCCTTTAACCTTTGAAAACTCTCTAATAAAGGGTTTAAGTTGTTCGCAATACCAACAAATCCAAATGGCACATCTTGCGCTACCCGGCCTAAATTAGTTAACGCAACCGTTGCCTGCGCACCTCCCTTAGCACCTTTACCAAGTGCGCTGTCCATTTTGTTTGCCGATACAGCCGTCTTTGCAAGAGCAGCAGATGTCGCATTCGCAGGTGAATTAATTGCTGTTATAGCATTACCTGCAACCTTAGCTTCTTTGGCTAAGTTTTCAAGGCTACCTTCCGTCTTTGCAGCTACCTTTTGAATCCGGGCCATGCCCGTCTCAAAATCACCCGTATCTGCACCAGCCCTTATTTTTAAATCATCTGCCATCGTGTTATTTTAAACCATGAATTTTTTTAATTTTAGCCCACATCTCTTTTGCCTCTTCTTTTGATTGGCCCCAGGTAACTTTATCCGTTTTTTTGTCTTGCTTTAACGGCCAAAACTTTTCTAAAGATAGTGGCCGCTGTACTAAACTTTGATGTATTCTAAATGCTGCAAATCGATGTAGCTGCGCCTCATGTTCTAACTTAATAAAATAGCCCTCACAAGCGCAATGAAACTCGTAAGGGCTACTACTATAATATTCATACGGCGACCATCCAAGTACGCCCAATGCAAATTTTAAGCACTCTTCAAAATAGTCTTCATTTTCCTTTTTTTTTGTTCGTTAGGCTTTTCTTTATCGTCTGCGTTTTTGCCAACATCTACTAACTTTTTCCAAAACACAGTTGAATTAAAGGCTTCCACAACCTTTACCTTTTCATCATCACTCATCTCATCAACCCACTCACATACTTGCTCAAACGTAGTTGTAAATTCTTCCCTTTTAACATAAGAGTTTGAAAGAAGCCCTGCATACACGGCTGCGTAATGGAAGGTAGCCTCAAAATTTTCTAAGTCAATAAATTTGTAAAAAGTTATGTAAGCCATTTGGTTAAACTTTAACCCGGCTGGCTTACCATTGATACTTACATTAACGTACATAAAAAAAATTAAGAACCTTCATAAATGGTTTGCAAAGGATCGTCAAGGTTGCCTAATGAACCCGTGAATTTCGCAGATTCATTGTTCGCAAAAGTTTGCTCTAACGATGCAATAAAGGCTTTGCCCGTATAGATAGCATCGCCATTTTGAGGAACAGCGGCTGCAATCTTGTAACCCACCGTTACCTTACCCTGGAGAGCAACAAATAATTCATTGCCCGAAATTTTGCCGGTATCGGGATCAGCCATAAGCTCCCCCTCAAAGGGTATATCGTAAGCAATGGTTCCGGGTATCTTTTTGTCACCGCATTTTGTGCTGCTCTCAATAGTTGTAACCGTTGCATTTAACCCGTTTGATGTTACACAAATTAATGTCTTATAATTTGTGCCACCTTCAAGGTCGAGCATGAGTAAAACATCGGTTCCCGAAATTGGTCTTTCCATTTTAATTTATTTTTTGTAAAAGTAATAAGTTCAATACCCCTAATTTATTTTTTTTGTATAAAGAAATTCAACCCTGGAATATATTATGGCGTATGGTTAAGCTACGGTCAATATATTGCCTCACCCCCTGCTGCGAGTAATCTTGCGTAAAATCGCCATCAAGCTCTGTGGTTATACAAGTTAGGTTTGATGCCGATAAATCAATCTGCTTTTTGTCGGCAGGAATAATTCGCTTTAAAACCTCCCCGGCAATGTAATCAGCGGCATCGCCGTTATTATACCTTTTGGAATAAGTGTGTATAGCAACCATTATAGTCGTGTCCGTGCCATTCTTATATTTGCAAGATGCGTCATCGTTACTTATTTGGCCAATAATTATGTAGTTTTCTTCTTCAAGGCCATCAGGAATTTCGCCGTACCAAACCGGCACAGGATTGCCATTGTAAGAAATGGCAGGCGTTGTAAGAGCCTCAATGTATGCCGTCCTTAGTGCCAAATTTATATCTCTCATATATTTTTTAAATTAGAAATTAATCTCTTCCTGTTTTTACGAAAAGCGGGGTATAAGAACGGCTGTTGCTTAACCCCATTTTGCAAAATATTTAAAGCAATAGCGTAAGCCGCCTGTTGCATCGCCGCATAAGAATTTTTAGATGTTGATACATTGCCTGATTTGGTTTTATGTGCGCCAATTCCCTTCCTCTGTACCCAGGCCATAATCCGTTGTATAAATTCACTCAATGTGCCACCAGCTTTACCCTTATGCTCTGCCGCCATAGCACGCCATTCTTGCGGAAGGGTTGCAACGTAATTAGCCGCAAATTTTCTTGTTCCAAACTCTACATAGGCTGCGTAATCAGTCGCTACTACTATATCTACATAACGAGTTGAACCTTCTTTTTTTACCGGGGTAAAAGATATACTATTCCTTAAATGCCCTTCATCAACCGGGCATAACCTTTGCGCCATCGCTACGGTTGATATGCCAAAGGTGTTAAGTTCATCATCAATTTTTGACAATACTTTTTCACGGCGCTTACTTATTGCGCCTTTCAAATTGCCGGTAATATCTAAAGTTATTCTTGCCATTAAGGTATAGCTGGTGTGGTTTCATTGTCTGTCGCAAAATCGCTGTCAACTTTTGA